AAGTTTTTTGAAAATTTATTCGAGGTAGATATTGCCACACAAACATTCAATCCAAATCTGAAAGCAAAGACAGTATTAAGTATTGATGGCGTTACACAATTTAAAGGGGCGTTGAAGTTAAGGCAAGTAAATTACCTTTTGAATGGTGAGGTAACTTATGACTGTAATTTGATAGGCAACTTAGCAGACTTATATCAGTCTTTAGGAAATAAGAAACTTCGTGATTTGGATTTGTCGGCATACGACCATACCTTTTCAAAGGCAAATATTGAGGCAGCATGGACACCGACAATAGGCACTGGTTACTGTTATCCGATGATAGATTACGGAGAAAATATAGATTTGAATAGGTGGGATGTAGGCACGTTTCGCCCTGCTGCATTTGTCAAGACCATATTTGACAAGATTGTAAGCGATGCAGGATATAACTATTCATCCACGTTTTTAACTTCTGATTTGTTTAAGCGATTGATAATTCCGAACTCGCAAGACCACATGAAACTAACCGATGCACAATGCACGGCAAGGTTATTCAATGCAGGAAGAACGAGTAATCAGGTACAATCACATACTTTTCAGGGAAATCCAAATGGAGAAACTCAAACATTTACTATACAGATTAATAACGACAGTTCGGGAAGTTACTTTGATAATGATGGCAGTTTTAACACGACCACCTATTCTCACGAACCGACATATGTAGGAAGTAACAATTATTTTGCTACATTAACATCATCCGTTGATATTAGTGTTTATGGTTCTTTTTCACCAAATACAATTACAGTTTATTCCATTATTTCATTAGTTCAAAATAATATAATTCTAAATTCTCAACAGGTACTTGTTGCCTCACAATATGTTCCCGATGATGGAAATCCATACAGTTATACATTTACATCAAATCTTTCCGTATCTTCAGAAAATACAGGCGGAACTGGAACGTATGTAAGAGTATCTACTTATGTTGTTGCAGAACAGTTTTCAATTTCTTCTTCACAAACAACTATATCAAATATCTCTTTTAAAAATTCAGTTGCAAATAATTCATTAAACATCGGGGACACGGTGATATTCTCATCCACCTTGCCTGATATGTTTCAGAAGGATTTCGTTACAGGATTAATCAGAATGTTTAATCTTTATATTGAGCAAGATGCAAATGATGAGAATTTATTGAATATTGAACCGAGAAATACTTACTATAATTCAACGGTAGAAGATTGGACTGCTAAGTTAGCAACTGAAAAGAACATTGAGATACTCCCGATGGCAGCGTTGGATTTTAAGCGCATAACGTGCCAATATAAGAATGATGAGGACTATTTTAATAAGACCTACACAAACGAATACAAAAGGAACTATGGAAGCTATTTAGCGGAAATAACAAACGACTTTGTGCAGGGTGATTACAAGGTGGAAACAACATTCGCCCCAACTCCATTAGTCGGTAATTATGTAAATGATAGAATAATCCCTACAATAGAACAATACAATGCAGACACACCGCCAACTACTGAGCCGATTAACAGCGTGCCTCGAATACTCTACTGGAAAGGATTAACAAACTGCCAAACATGGAACTTCCGTTATTTCAGTCAGGACAATTTCAAAACACAATACCCTTACGCTGGACATTTAGATAATCCACAAGCCCCGACTATTGATTTAAGTTTCGGAGTTCCGCAAAAGGTTTATTACGGAGTAAATCAGTTTATCAATTCGCTAACTTATACTGATAATAATCTTTACAACGTTTATTACAAGCAAATGATAGACGAGGTAACGGACAGAGATAGTAAGTTAGTAGTTGCATGGTTTAACTTAAAGCCATTAGATATTCAGAATTTAGATTTCAGAAAAATAATTCGCGTAAAAAATCATTATTTAAGACTTAACAAAGTAATTGATTACAGCCCGATAAAACCTGAATTGACGAAGTGCGAATTTATCAAGGTAGTGAATTATTCAACATTTGTTTCAGCGAGTGCCACGATGAGCGGAGGTTACGACACCGTGATTAATTCACGCGAAAACGCCCCTGTTACAGGAATGGGAACATGGACCGCAGGAAATATAGTGGGGCGTGGTAATCCTGATATAGTAACAGGTGAAAAGAATTATTCAGGAGGTGGGCTTAGTAACTGGATTGGTGGTCGTTCAAATCGGGTACACGGGCGCAACTCATCAGGCGTGGTGGCTTTCGGTGAAGATAACATCGTACAAGATGGCGCAAGCGGAGTAGTTATTTACGGTTACGGAAACAACATCGGATTTAACAACTCATCAATATTTATTCAGGGTTCGCAGAATGTTATCAATCCTGGTTTGAAGAATGTAACGCTGATAAAAACAAATGGAAAGACAATAACCGAAAGTGATGTTATTTATATCAACGGAGCAAAGCAATACACCGACACCCCTTTAATCAGAACAACAGGCTGGCAGTATTCTAATTCTAAGACGTTGAATAGTTCACCGCTTGCAATAACAGGATTAGAAGCACAGACAGGGAAATATATTTTGATTAAAGAATTATTATTTATTCTCGATGCAGGAGCGGTTCAATATAACTTTGCTAATAATCTGAAATTAAGATATACCGGAGGAAAGGTGATAGTAGATATTGACAAGGCAATAATTAATTCAGCAACCGATTATCATTATCAGGTAACAGGAATGAATGGCAAGATAGCAGCAGGAGAGGGAATAGAACTATATTCAGCAGCCGATGCAGCAGCAGGCAATGGACTGTATTATATTAAATGTTTATATGAAGTAATTGACACTATAATCTAATGGCAGAAGAAGCAGCAATAGACCTCACGATAAAAACAGGCGAGGCAGAAAAAAATACACAATCTTTAAAAGGTAAACTTAAAGAGTTAAAGCAACAACTATCTCAATTAGAAGAGGGAAGTGCCGAATTTAATGCAGTCGCAAAAGAGGCAGGAAAATTAGAAGATAAGATTGGGGACATCAATCAAAGAGTTCGTGCCTTAGCTTCTGACACAAAGAAGTTAGATGCTTTTGTTGGCGCAGCGCAAGGAATAGCGGGAGGTTTTGCAGCAGCACAGGGAGCGATAGCGTTGTTCGGAGGTGAGAATGAAGAGTTGAATAAGACCTTATTAAAGGTTCAAGGTTCGGTTGCTTTATTAAATGGAGTTCAGCAAATAGCAAATACACTGAATGAAGATAGTGCCTTTATGGTACAAGCTAATTCAGCCGCACAAGCAATCTATACAACAGTAGTAGGAACTTCAACAGGGGCTTTAAAACTCTTTAGAATAGCCCTTGCTGCAACCGGAATAGGATTAGTAGTAGTAGCAATCGGAGAGCTGGTCGCACATTGGGAAGATTTAACGAAATGGATTTCAGGTTCAACTGAAGCACTGGATAAAAATATAGAAGCTACCAAAAGAAGCACTGAGGCGATGAAGTCGCAGCAGAAAGAAATTGAGCAAAACATAAAAGACCTAAAAGATAAGGAACTTGCTTCATTGAATGAGATTAAAGCTATTCGAGAGGCACAAGGATTAGACACTGTTGAAATAGACAAGAAGATACGCGAGGCAAGATTAAGAAACGGAGCAACTGAAACACAATTAGAAACAGAGGAAATAAAAAAGAGAACAGAAGAAAGTGTAAAAGCAATAAAAGATAGGAAGACGGCTAAAGAAAAAGCAGATGAAGAAGAAAAGTCAAGATTGCAAAAGGCAAGAGATGAAAGTCGCAAGATGGAAGAAGACATTGCAGAAATGCGAAGAAAAGACCATGAAGATGCGGTAAAAGAGCAGCAGGAAGAAGCCGACAAATTAAAAGCGATACAGGAGAAAAGCGCACAAGAAGAAAAAGATAGAAAGAAAAAAATTGAGGACGAAAAATTAGCATTTGCCAAAAAGAGAGCAGAGGATGAAAAGAAAATAGAACAGCAAAGAATTAACGATAGCTTCCAAATCGCACGGGAAGGAAGTAACGCATTAATGGCGTTGAATAATCTGATTACTACAAATGAAAATAATAACAGAAAAAAGAATGCGGCAGAAGATTTAGCACTCAGAAAAAAACAATTTGAAAGAGGTAAAGCATTAGCGATAGTAAATACAGTTATCAATACAGCGCAGGCAATTATGGCGCAAATGTCTAACCCAACACCTTACGTTGGTATAGCATTAGCAGCATTAGCAGCGGCAACAGGAGCAATAGAAATAGCCACTATAAGTTCGCAAAAATTTGATGGAGGTGGAAGCGTTGGCATAAATTCACCAAGCGCAGGAAGCACAACAACTCCTTCGCCAACGGGCGGAAATAACTCAGTTCCGACCATACCCAACACACCACAATCTATTCCTATTCCGCAACAGGTATATGTTACTGAAACCGATATAAGCGGAACTCAGCACAAGGTTAATGTGATTGAGAATTTATCAAAAATTCATTAATGGCTCAAAGCCGCTATTCCGAAAATAATAGAGGCAATACCAAGAATTAAAATGATAAGACCAAAGCAGCCCTGAAGTTTATCAGCTGCTGGAGTTTGTTTTTCGTTTTTCATTTTGCAAATATAATAAAAATTTATATTTACTAACAATGAACAAAGAATTTCCTATTTACGAACTCACGATAAACGATGACGAGAATGTTGGAGTTCAGTTTATTTCAATAGTTGATAAACCAGCTATTGAAAAGTCATGGATGGTTTTCAATGCTGTAAAACATCGCTTTGTTGGTGATGCTGAAAAACGTATAGTTAGCGGGGCTGCAATGATAGCCAACCTTCCTATTTACCGAAGAGATAATTCACGTGGCGAATATTATGTAATGTTCAAGGCAGATACGATTAGAAAAATTGCGGAGAAATACATGAAAAACAAATTCACATCAAACGTGAATATGAACCACGCAAATCAAGTGGAAGATGTTTATGTGGTTGAAAGTTTTTTGATTGACAGCGAACGCGGAATAAGTACACCGAAAGGATATGACGCGCTTCCTGATGGTTCATGGTTCGTGTCAATGAAAGTAGATAATGACGAGGTATGGAATAACTTTGTAAAGACAGGAACGCTTACCGGATTTAGCGTTGAAGGAACGTTTGTAGAACAACATTTAGCAGACAGTTCTGAGGAAACAATAAAAAAATTAATAGACATTTTTGCAAATTAACATTCAATTTATATTTATTCATAAAAGCATTTCTAAAAATGACTATCAAAGAAAAAATTAAAGAGTTAATCGGAGCGGAAAAATTCACTGCTATTGAAAAACTTTTGAAAGAACAAAAATTCGCGGAAGTGAAAACGAAAGATGGAAACACATTAAAATATGAGGGCGACCTTAAAGAAGGTGTTGCTGTTTTCATTGTAACCCCACAGGGCGATGTTCCTGCTCCTGATGGAGTGATTGAACTGGAAGATGGTTCATCTATTGAGGTTGCAGCAGGTGTAGTAACAAAAGTAAATGCAGCAGGAGAAATGCCTGCACCAGTAGCACAGGAAGATGTGGCAAATGAAAAAATGGCTGCTGACATAACCGCAATCGTTGAAAAACTCACTGCGATGCAAGCTGAGATAGACGAGCTGAAAAGCAAATTTTCAGCGAAGCAAGATGAAGACAATTTTAATAAAAAAGTTTCTGAAGCTGTAAAAAACGCAATCGGAAATAAATTCTCAGACATTGAGAATACTATTAAAGACGTGGCTCACATTGTTGCTGAAATAAGCAATCTTCCTATTGCAGAACCGAAAGAAAAACAATTTGCAGCAGTAAAAACCAGCCGCGAAGAAAAGATACAAAACTTAGCAAAAAAATTACAAACAACTTAAAATAAAACAAAATGGCATTTGATGTTTCAGCCCTAACGGCATACACCGACCAGAGTTCAACCGACCTTTTGACTGCTGTACAGTTCAAAAGCGAAACCGCTGCCCTTGCAGGCTTGCAAGCTGGTATAAAAAGCGCAGCAACACTACAACTATTAGCAACCAACAGCGTTCCGCAAGATGGTTCTTCTTGTGCATTTAACGCATCGGGTTCTGTAACGTTTACACAAAGAACGCTTACTACCTACGCGATTAAATTCCAGGACACGCTTTGCATCCGCACGTTGGAAGCATACTGGACACAGTTGCTTTTGAAGAAAGGACAGAACTATACCGAAAGTGATATTCCTGCAAAAATCATGGATAACATTGTTGGTGGAATTAAACAACGTCTTGAAACTGCCGACTGGCAGGGTGATACCACAAGCGTAAGTTCTTACCTTAACCGTTATGATGGTTTGATAAAAATCATCAACAACGCATCAGGCGTAGTAACTGCAACCGCTTCTACTTACAACTCTACCAACGCAAGAACAATCGTTGCGAATATTGTAAATAATATTCCTGCACAGTTGAAAGGCAACCCCGCAATCAAAATCTACATGGGTTATGATGCAGCGGAGATTTACCGCCAGAAATTGATGAACGATAATTTGTATCACGTACCAGCAGGAAGTTCCGACCAGGAAGGAATGTATGCTGAAGGTTCAGTACATCAAATCGTTCCGGTACACGGATTGGATGGTATGTATAGCCAAAGCGGAAAATCTTGCATCTTCGCGCTTGACATAGCAAATAACGCTTTCTTAGGTTGCGATATGCTGAATGAAGAAGAAGATGCGCTGATGGGCTTAGACCAGTACAAAGAGAATGTATGGTATTCGTTCCGCTTCCGCAGAGGTTGGCAGGTTGCATACCCGACTGAGATTGTGAAATACGCGAACTCTTAATTGAATTACTAACACAGAAAAGGGTGGTGCAATAAACACCACCTTTTTTTTTAAAAAACTATAAATCATGGCTTGCGCTCTAACCACAGGATATACATTAGGATGTAGAACAGCCGTTGGCGGTGTTGAATGGGTTGCCTTCGTACCATACGGACAGAAAGGAACAGTAACATCGTCTTCAGGCACGGTAACAGCATGGTCGCTGTCATCAGGTAACTTCTTTAAATACGAACAGGAAAAAGAAGTATGTGAGTTCACTTCGACAGAAACAATTAACGAACAGAATGGTACTGTCTTTTATGCTCAGGAATTGAAAATGGCAATCAACGGGCTTTCCGCTGCACTTCGTCAGGAGTTAAGATTACTTGTTCAAAACAGACTGATAGCGATTGTTAAAACACGCGACACCAACGGAACTAACTTTTATTGGGCGTTGGGGCTTGACTACGGATTAATGAAATCAAGCGGAATAGCAAAGACAGGATTGGCGATGGGCGATAGAAGCGGTTACGAACAAACCTTCACTGCGAAAGAAACGAATGAAATACTGGCTGTAAGTTCATCAGTAGTTACTTCACTCGGTCTGTAATCCGGTTAATAAATAAAAAGAAAAGGGGGTTGAATTTTCAATCCCTTTTTTTATTTTTGCACGAATGAGAATACTCTTAGTTTATGCCGATGTGAATAATGGTAGCAGCTTCTACCGGTTACAAATGCCTCACCATTTTATAGAAGATACAGAAAAAGACATCCAGATATTCAGTTGCGATAAGCCCGAAGAATTAGATGAATACTCCTATGACTTTGTTTTGTTTTCGCGCTCCGTTAATTTGGAAGGAAGAACCGAAGAAATAATTTCTAAAATACAAAAGCAAACCAAAGTAATAATTGACATAGACGATTATTGGAAATTAAATGAAAACCATTTGCTCTACTCAGATTACAAAGAAAAAGGAATATCAGAACAAATGGAAACTGGGCTACGAATGGCAGATGGAGTGATATGTACCACGAACTATTTAGCGAACCATATCCGCAAGATTAATAATAAATGTTGGGTAATATCTAACGCTGTTTATCCTGAGAAATACGAGCAATTTAAAGATAACAGACAAGAACACGGGGAAAAATTAAGATTAGGATGGTTGGGTGGGGTTTGTCATGTAGAAGATATTGAATTACTCTATTCTTTGGCACAGTGGGTAAACAATAAAAAAATGCCTGTTAAATTTTGTTTCAGCTATAACGATAATGAAGTTTACAACTATTACAAGAGAGTAATCACAGCGAACTATTGCAATGATTTTGAACCGTTGCATACTAAGAACGTTTATGAATACGCTTACGATTACTCTAAATTTGATGTTGCACTTGCTCCGCTGGTCTATAACTCGTTTAACATTTGTAAGAGTGAATTAAAAGTAATCGAGGCGGGGTTTCACAAAAAGGCACTCATCGCAAGTGCCACACCGCCTTATACCGATATTCTAAATAGGAAGAACTCTATACTTTGCCGCACTCCGAATGACTGGATTAATGCAGTGTACTTTTTACTTAAAAATCCCGACAAGATAGTGGAGTTAGGCGAACAACTTTACAAAGATGTTCAAAGGTATCACGTTAAAAACACACACGAAAAGCGGATGAAGTGTTATGCTGAAATTGCAAAATTGTAAAAAATTTATATTTGTAAATGTGATAAGCATCGTAAAAAACTCAGTTAATACAGTAGTGGTTACGCTGGAAGAAAAGCGGACATTGACAGTAGGCAAATATTTATTTGAGTTTATTCACGACCAGACTAAAACTAAATGTTATTGCGTAGGTGTTAATTTATCGAGTTACACAGGAAGATATGACAAGTTCGCTATCACCGATACCGCTTCACCGATTGCGTTGTCAGGACAAGTTAATTTGAAGAAAGGATTTGGAAAGTATAATATTTACGAGCAGACAAGTTCAACGAATTTAGACCCGACAGGATTATCGGTAGTTGAAAGTGGGAAATACCTGGTAACAGATACTTTGGCCACCGACTACACACACAGCGTTACAACAACAGAATACGTTTACGAATGAAAGCAGACAATATCGTATATTTAAGTTTTGAAGAAACAAAAGTTCCTGAATTTACCGAGCAAAAGGGCAAGGAATGGATTTTCTACGGAAAAAACAATCTCTATCCGCAAGAACTTATTAATCTTTTTAACCGTTCTGCCAAACATAATGCAATCGTAACAGGCAAAGCAGGATTTATCATAGGAAACGGACTATTCCCAAAAGACAAATTAAAACAAACTGAGTTTGATTTGTTTGAAAAGACTTTAACCGATGGCTCTACACAAAGATTATTTTACAAATCAGTTTTAGACTTTGAAATATATAACGGCTTTGCGCTTGAAATGATACCATCGTCTAATGGAAGATGGAATGCTTACCATATAGACTTTGCACGTTTAAGGATTTCAAAAGACCGCGATAAAATTTTTTATTCAGAAGATTGGAGTAAGTACAAGCAAACTGCCGAAGATACCAACTTCCAGGAATACCCGTTATGGGATGCAAATAAGAAAAAGAAATCAATACTCTATTTCTGTAACTACCGACCAAAGGGAGGATTAGATTATTATACTTATCCTGATTATATCGGGGCGATAGCTTATATTGAATGTGATTATCAGATTGCTAACTTCCATGTAAATAATTTAAGACACGGGTTTACGGGGGCTACTATAATTAACTTTTTCAATGGCGAACCGACACCCGAAGAGCAGAAAAAAATTGAGGCGAAACTGAAAAAGAAATTCACAGGAACTGAAAATGCGGGTATTCCTATTTTAGTATTTTCAGACAACAAGGCAAAAGAACCGAAAATAGAAAATCTCCTGCCGAGCGATTTTGACAAGCAGTTTGACATTCTTAATAAGACCGTACAGCAGGAAATTTTTACGGGACACAAAATTACAAGTCCGATGTTATTCGGAATTAAGACCGAAGGACAATTAGGTGGCAGAGATGAGATAAAAGAAGCATACGAGTTATTCCAAAACACTTATATCAATGAACATCGTAACAAAGTTTTAGAAGTCTATAATAAACTGGCTGCACTTTACAATGTTGGAGAATTAGATGTAAGAAATACCGAACCTGTTGGAATAAGTTTTTCAGAACAAACGCTTACACAGTTTCTAACGAAAGAAGAAATCAGAAAGTTGATTGCCGACAAGATGGGGATAGAATTATTGCCAGCTACTCCCGCCCCTACTTTGCCTACTCCTGTTGCAGCTTGTAAACACGATTTTAGTAAAGAGGAAGAAGATAAGGCAATAGAAATTTTTTCGCAATTCGGAACAGACGAGGCTAATTATGACTTTGTGAAAGTTCGTTCCGTTCACAGAAAAAGACCTTTTCTTTTTGAAGATGTAATTTCAATAGAGTTAAACAAAACACAAGGTAAAATTCTCGGACTTATTAAATCTAATCCATTAATAGGGATAAATGAAATAGCCACTGCATTAGAGTTAGACAGCGATTTAATTGCAAGCGAAATTGAAACGTTGAAAGAGAACGGAATGATAAAACAGGATGGAGCTAATTACAAGGTAACATCAGCAGGAGCTAAAGCGATGAAAGAAAACAAAGTAATCTCTTTAAAATCGCTTTACAAATATGCGTTAAGCCCTTATATTAAAGGCGAACCCGATATACTACCCGATGACAGAACGCGACCATTTTGTGAGCGGTTACTTAATTTGAAGAAATTATATTCACGAAAAGAATTAGACGATATTTCAGATAGATTAGGATATGATGTATGGACAAGGCGCGGAGGGTTTTATACTAATCCAAACACAGGAGAAACCACACCATTTTGCAGGCACATTTGGCAATCGGTAACAGTAATTGAAAAATAATGGCAGCAACTAACATATATTTTATTTCTGAAACTCAATTAAAAGATGGTTCTGTAATTGAGGAAAATACCGACATGAAGGTTTTGAAACCTTTAATTCTGTTGGCGCAAGACCAGCGCATACAACCGATAATCGGTTCAGGAATTTATGCCGAACTGAAAACACAAATACAAGCCAATACGCTTACTTCTTTAAACACAACTTTGTTAGATAATTATATCGTTCCTGCTCTGAGAATGTGGGTAATGTATGAATATACAATTCCTTCTGTTTACAAATATAGAAACAAGAATACAGGAACACAGAACTCAGAGAATAATTCATCAGCTGACATGGAAAGTCTTTTTAAGTTAATGGACTATTGGAAAGACAAGGCAGAGTGGTATTCAGAAAGAATAACAATGTATTTACTTCAAAATGCTACTTCTTATCCTTTGTATCAAAATGCAGGCAATGGAGTAGATACTATCTTCCCAAATACGCAAAATTTTTCCACCAACATTCTTTTAGATGATGGCTATCCGAATGGATTAACACCTGAATATATTGCTTTCTTAAATCGGCAGAACCACTAATGGCAGCGTTTCCTTTTACATATAATCAGGTTGTAAAATTCTTTTCAGATTTTGCCGACAATCATTATCAGATTAATTCGTTTGGTGATGGTGATTTAGCGGAAACAATGGAAAGCGATATTGCTAATCATGTCAAGTTTCCTAAACTTTGGATGCGCCCTTTATCCGCAAATATTTCAAAACCATTTGCAACAATAAGAATAGGACTTTTGATAATGGATTTGGTGAATAAAGACCAGTCAAATCAGGATGAGGTTTTAAGCGATACATTCTCAATGATGCAAGACGTAATTGCAACGATGAACGCACCGACCTATGCCTCTACTTTTATACTCGGAAAATCAGCAACACTAACACCTTTTACAGAGAGATTTTCAAGTCAGGTAACAGGGTGGGCAATGGAGTTCGATGTGCAGATTTTGGAAACCGAAGATAGATGTGCAGTGCCTATCAGCGGTTCACCTTCCTTTTCATCTACTTGTCTTCCGGTTACCATATACAATCCGAATGGAAGTGTAAATCAGTTAGTCCAATCGGGCGGTTCTTATACCCTATCCGCAGGAGCAGGAGTAGATATAATAGACCAAGATGGAAATGTAGTTTCGCACGTAGCAGATGGCGGGACTTATTCAGTTTTAGTTTTTGATACGATTTCAGGCGGTGCGAGCAACACCACTTAT